ACCCATCTCGGTTAGATCATCATCCGTCGCTCCTACGGCATCGGCAATGCGAGTTAGTGAATTGATAAGATTTTCGCCTACTTTAGTTTCGCCGGAAATCTCAGAAAACTGATCAATACCGCCAAGAATTGCTCCCTGATCTCTGCCTGAATCTTTTGAAATTCTTTCCGACGTGCCTAGCAGATCGGTTTTGACTTGTTGTCTTGTTCGTGATGTGTCTGTGAGCATAGTTCTGTTAGCTAAACCGGTCGCCAACGTGCCTGTAGCTAAGCGCTTGGAGACACCACTAGCAATCGAAGCTCCGCCCATTAAGGCAACACCAGCTGCGCCAAATCTAGCGGCTGTACCAAGAGACCCTACTACTGCTCCGCTAACAACTCCGCCGACATGACGACCACGGCGACGCTTGCTTTCTGTCTCGCGAGCTACTGCGCGAGCGGTAGCTTTCGCAGTAGCTATTTCGTTTCGCGATGCTCTTTCAGCCAGTCGTTTTCGTTCACGTGCAACTCTCTCAGCTTCTCTTATCGCATGTCTAGCAGCATCACTCTCAGCTTTGGATCTTGCTCTTTCTCCAGCTTTTGCGGTTCGTGCTATTTCCGCGAGTTCTTTTACGGCTAATCTTTGTTTTAAATCATGCGCTTTTTGAGCTTCTTTAATCTGAGTCGCGGCTATGCGTTTAGCTACTCTTTCAGCTTCTTTTAGTTTATCCTTTTCAGCTTTAGCAACTTTACGCGCGATCTGTCCTAGAGTCTGATCGACTCGACCCGCTCCAGTGATTGAAAGATTATAATTAAGACCTGAGATATTACCCTTAATCTGTTGATGTTGTGTTATCGCTTAGTGAGTTGCTGATAGAATTTGACGCATCCTCGATATAGGATGAATCGTTCAATACTATGGGCTGTATCGAGAGGAGATTCTCCAAACAATCTTGATAAAGCGCTGGCTGGGAAGTCCTTAAAATCACGAGAACCATCGCCAAAGCTTCTGTTATCACTGCCACAATCGAGGATGGCATATGCGATAAAAAATTTGAACCGACCTTAGCCCCATTAGCTATTAGTGATACGTATTTGTCGATGTTTTCGTAAATTTCTCGCTCGTTTATTTCTTTAGCAAACTTGGATTTTATGTGATTATGAATGCTAACTAACTCGGCTAATTCGTTCCCATATAGTATTGATTTAAGAGCTTTTGCGTCAGGAAATGTTAGGTTGTAATTTCCACTTGCTGTAGGCTCAACATCAGTAATTGATAGAGCAACTATCTCACAAATTATAGCATCTTTAACTTTCAAATCCCATTGTTCAGCTCCTAATTCTTCAACTCGAAATTTGCTATCTTTGCAGCTTTGAAGAGCTTGCGAATAACAATACTCCTCCTCAACATATGTTAGCATTTTGACGCGAATTTTTTGAATTTGTCCTCGAACTTCCCAATCGACTATTTCAGCATTTTCTGTTGCTTTTTTTGAAAGATATTTGAAAAGCTCCGATGGATTACTTTTAAGATCTGCGATAAGATTAGGTTGTGTTTTATTGGCGAGTATTTTTGATAGATTTAGATTGCTCATTTGGTCTCCTAGTAGATAAAGCAAAAGCCCCAAAAGCTGATGCTAATGGGGTAGCATATGAAGCGTCAAATCTCGATATGCCTGCTATTTATGGTCTCTTTTACTTGTTAATTAAAACCCGACTCAAACTATCTAGGGAGAGACCAAACCCACTAAATAATTTGAGCCAGATAAGTTTTATTCGTTATTCCATTGGCGCGAAATCACACATTAAACCGAAACTAAATTCGGTCGCTGAATCCGTCGAGCTGCTTAAACTAGCAGACGTAAATACGCCTACTGTAGTAAATCTTAGATTAGCTACCATACCGCTAACATCAATTTGTTCGCTCTTATCCATAGCGACGGTCGGATTAAATTGGGGTCCTGAAGTTGGAATAACCATGGTACCTTCAATTTGCATAGTAGCTGCGCCTTGAGACATGCCTTCCCAGCCATTTTGAGTCATGACAGGATTTAGGGCAGGATCCCAAGTTACGCTAACATTTGTTAACAGCGTTGGGATGTTTCCGTTGATTGAGATTTTTAAAATTGGAAATGTTTTTTTGACTGATGCCATAAGATTTTAGCCTTTATAAGATTTAGATAGAGAGTTAATTAGCCTGCCGAAACTTCATCGATATTGACACTTACTTGATCGAATGGATCGACTACTTCGAGGCTTTGACCATTCTCTAAACGCGCTGGATTTGTTGCCGAAATCTGGCACTCACAACTCGCTACTGCTACTGCCACATTTTTGATTTTGCCAGCTAATCCAAACTCTTTTATGAGTTGCAAAGGTAGGCTCTTCCAACGATCTGGAGTCACTGTTTTAGCGGGATATTTGGCGAGTGAATCGATGTTTCCGTCGCTGTCTTTTACGTCGTTGGTCAAGATGTAACCTTGAGCGACATAAGTTGCATTATGTTTATTAGCTAACGAATCAGCGAAATCATCAATTACTGAGACGCGATGAGGCTCTAATGCTCGACGATCATTTGTTGCGCCGTTTGGAGCTTTAGATCGTGTGGTTACAGATTTGACAAGATAGCTACCTACAGCGTCGCTTGCGATTGGAGTAACACCGTTTATCAAACAATCATTTAGATCGTCTGAATCGAGTTTATCGTTTTGATCTTCGACCGGAATCAAGATCCAATTTACATCAGCATCACCACGAAACCCTGAGAAACATGAGCGAGAATCAGCATTTTCTTTAACTGCTTTTAGTGCAGAATATTGAGCGGCTAAAACCTCGGGAGTATGTTCGCTAGAAGGTTCATTTACCAAACTCAAACGTTCGTAATTTAGAGCAACTGATTTGGTTATTGCGGCTGTATGTGCTTCGACTGTGGCAGCAATTCCGACTTGACGTTTACCAACCAAGAAATCAGCGTCGTCTACTAGTTTTAGTTTCAGCGATGCGAGAGCAGCTGTAGTAGCAAGATAAGATACGATGTAATATTTACGGTCAGTAACTATGGCTAAAGCAGCGGCAAAATTAACCTGTTCCGTAGTCGCTCCCTCGGCTCCGACTACGCCGAAACCAGTACCTAGAGTCTCACCACTTAACACAACGCTAACACCTGTACCTGACGCAATAGATGCTCGAAAACGGATAACAGCATTTTGTGATGCTCCCGCAATTTTAGCAGTTAATTTGACTTCTCCAGCATCGTTATTTGACGTGCAAGGGAGTGAAGTTAACGCGTTTAACCTGGCTTCGACCAGTTCACCAATAGCTGTAGCAGTTGATCCATTTGGGTAACCAACCACTAACGATTCTCCAGCGACTGATATCAGGATTGAGCCCTGACTTGTTGCTGTTCCGTTGATATCGATATAACCATCTGCTACTACAGCGCCTGCTCCACTAGTGGGCAGATAGGGCAGCACATAAACGCGACCTTTTTTGCTAGCCTTGAATCTAGCTTCAATCGCGCGATGAAGTGGTGAACCCTCTGCTGCTCCGCCAACAGCTTCAGCGACGCTTTTGACCTGGCGAATTTGATTAACTTGCCATGTGCCGGCAGTTGATCTGGGCATAACAAATAACTCATCGCGGAAACCACTCCCAGCGAGTGAAGGTCCCTGAGCAAATGATGTTTTGATAAAAGTTCCGGGGAGGATGAAATCTTGAGAAAAGCCGATTATAAATGCCAATTTTGCTCCGTTATTGTTTGATTAGTGTGATTTCCGCTTTTACCTTTAACCAGCTTGACGATTTTGCATCGTATTTGACAGGTTCATAATTGAGTCCGCATTTAGCGGCTGTAAAAGCATCGAATGGTAATAGCCCGCACTCTTTTTTCCTGGAAAGTTTTATAAGTTTGCGCGCAAGTCTTGAATCTGGATCTACTTCTAAAGCTTCGCCAGTTGGTATGTATGAGTTAGTTTTCGGATTAAATCTATGCCCTAAAACCTGATGAAATTGTCCTGGGCTCATATTGGTCCCTGGCTCATCTGTTCCGATCCAGTGATTTTCTAATGGCACGAATTTTAATAGTTGTTTATCCATTTTGGTCTCTTCTTTATTAGTAAATTGTTAGAATTTTATCTCGTCTATTTTGCCTGCTAATTCTGCTGTAATCTGATTAAAAGCATTCTTATTTGCATTGTCGAACCAATGAGTTGCTTTGGTTCCGGGATGGTTTACTTTTTTTGCAAATACGATATTTCCGGAAGATGAAACAAATCTTAACGCTTTTTTACGTCTAGGTTTTATTATATGTGGAGCTGTTCCGTCGTTCAAATAACTAGCGTGTTTTAAGTTAGTTTTCGTCTGAATCGAGTTCTTGGATTTTTTAGAAAACGTAACAGAATTTTTGAGTCTTACTCCGTTAAAACTCCGATCATTAGAGCAGTTCAGAAGTACCTGATAACCAAGATCTTTTAGCGAATCTTGAACGACTTCTTCTAACTGTAAAACGTACTCTCTTTGATGCTCTAAAAAAGACTCTAAATTATCAATGTAAAGCATGTTATGTTTCCAATTTCACTACCGCAAATGGCAGATCAGTATCTTCGTTGTAAACTTTAAAATCGACTCCGTCGAACAAGTCTCCGATATCATTTCCTAGGTTGATAATTTCAGTCGTTTCAAATGTAACATTTAAAACTGATTGAATTGTTAGAGACTCTTCGTTTTGAATCTCCCATCTTCCATTTTCGGATTTGTAATTATCGAGGCTTATTATTCCAAGATCTGACAGGGAATAACCATCATTATATGCCCGATGAGATCCTCTCATAAACACATGAGCTATTACTTTGCTAACAGCTGAACGAACATCTTCTAATTTACCAACTCCTAAAGCTGTAAGCGGAGGAAGCACGTAAGTTAGTTTCCATTTTCGAATTAAAGTATCAGTTTCTAGTGATAAACTTTCCATTTTTGATGATTCCTCAAACACTGCTAGTAAAGGAAAACCAAAGTTAATTTCGAGCGATAAAGCAGGCACTGGATCAAAACCAATTGCTGTTTTAACTACCGATCCGCTAATAGTCATGCTCGGTGATATTGCCGCCCATGCTGTTTCAATTTCGGTTCGAATAGCAGTAGTAAATAGTGTTACTAATTGCTGTTTTAGAGGATCTGCGACTTCGGAAATTGAATTAGTAGGAACTGTAAAAGGCAATATTGCATTACCTATCGAGCCTTGATTAACCATTATCTGCCGCCGTATTTACTCGTCTAAGTTGAATAAAAAATCCTAAAGCTCGATTTCCAGAAAATGAAGTTTTGGCAAATAGTGAGCCATTTGTTAGCATTCCAGGACCGGTAATTCTATAGAGAATTGTGGAGTTTTTTGGCGCTGAAAGATCTTCTAAATCCTCGTAAGTATATCCGCCGCCATCATAAGCAGGAGTGATTGGACCAACTTCCAAAACTACATCAGCTGGAGTTCCTCTCGCATAATCGCCTTGATTCATCCATCGCACCTTCGGATTATAACCTTCAAACACTGTTATGTTTTCGAGAGTTGTTAGCGTCGGAGCTATGCCTTTTGACCAGTCGCCGCCAGTTTGACGCACGAGTGTTACAGCGAATAAACGAAAGCCTAGTTTACCTGGCAATTTACGCACTTTATCGACGGTTGGGAGTAGTTTATCGCGTAACGTCATTATTATCCCGAGAACGAATATGGTAAGTTTTTAACAGTTCCGCCGGTCGAAAAATAATCAGCGTTAATTTCTATTCCCATTTTTATTGAGAGTTTATAGCAAATGCCTCGACCAATTGATCGAAGTTCTTTGAGCTTGGCGCCTTCATAAAATTCCGGATCGCCGGTACCAACGCTAGAGAAACCAGTAATGTCGGGCGCATCTAAATCTAATGCTACATCGATCAAATCTAATCGAGTAATGTACGTTTGAACTATCGTAACTGCTTCAGGTAAAAGACCGACTAAATTAATCGCATCTTGAACTGCCGATATGGAATTAAGATAAATCTCAGAATAGCCGAGAAATTGTCTTATTTTCGAAGCTTCTAAAGTTGAAAAAGCCATTCACCCTTTTTGGTTTATTCGTCTGCGCTAAGAACCATTCCCGAGAAGATTTCAAGATTGTCATAACGCGCTAATTTGTAGTCGTAAATGTCTTCGATCATGAGCCAACTGTTAGGTTGCCAAATACAGATCCTGTCATTTATGCTGATAGAAATGGTCTCATTTGTTATATTTTTGTATGCACTCATAAATTCATAACGTAAGAAATATCCCGTGAAAATCACTGTTTTACTAAATGATTTTCACGGAATGAAGTTCTCAAATTTAGCTGGCGTTAATGTCAACTCGACGACCAAATTTCAGCGGATTTGTTACCACTAGTTGTAGTCTAATTCTTGAAACGGCTTTACGGCTATGTGAGGTTGTAGCAAGATTTTTGATATCTATTCCGCCTACAACGCTTGGAACAGCTTGACCCATAGCGCTTGACACATAAGGCACAACTTCGAGATGAACGTAGTTAGTGTTTAGGTAGTAAATTGCGCCGTTGTTATTTGCAAGATAACCATCACCTGCTGATTCAACGAATTTACAACCGTCGATCATCACAGTTGGTAACCCTGAATCACCAAAATTAGCTACGCCTGTACCGGTATCGATACGAGTAAACTGACGTTGAGCCTCGAATAAATCAGCAACTTTGCAAAACACCGCTGGAGCACATATAGCGACGTTGGGACGTTCGCCAGAAGCTGTAGTAATGACACCTAAATCACTACGGATTTGCGCTTTTGTTAAAGTAGTAAGTGAACCGCTACCGAATTCTGATGCTCGGAAATAAGCAGCTGAAGCTCTGTCGATGCCCGCATAGGTGTTAGCATTATCAAGAGCTGAATCTAAGCCGATGATCGAATTTGAACCTGAACCAGAGAACAAATCAGTTTCGATTTTTTTAGCTAAAGTAGCTACTGATTCACTAACTAATCGTGCAAACTGGTCATTTGTTGCCCGAGGATTTGCTGACAAAGCAGCATCTGAAAGAGCGGCATCGGTCACATGGAAAGGAGATTCGTAGTTACCCCAGCTAAGGCTAGCTTTTGCGTCAACATCGCTATTAAAGTCGACGATAGCTGCACCGTCGCCATGTGTGCGAGCAATTGAACCGCCGGTGTTAACAACCCATGTCGGACCGTTAGCATTTGAGGCTGCACGCACAGGAAGGATCTGCGCAAGACGTGTCTCGCGATTAAATGCTAGGGCTAGCTCGGGAGCTAGGATTTCACTGAGGATTTGAGTTGTAGTAGTAACTGGAACGTCTGCCATTTTTAGGCTCCTATATTATTAGTATTTTGGTGATAAAAACAGATTTAACGCGTCAGCTTTTGCTTGGGCTCTATCGGTTTCGTGATTTACTGAATTGACTGAATTGTTAGTGATTTGTGATTGTTTTTTAACAACTTGTCCGGCTGGCAAAAAACGCTTATTGCTTGGTTCTGATAACCACGACTTAACTCCGTCACTAACACTTAGAGTTTCATCATTAAATTTGATATATGCATTTCCTCCGGAAAAATCGGCTCTTGAAGCTAGCTCTTTTACAGCTAAATCAATCCAATCATCATTTACTCGACCTTTTAACTCATTTGTTAGCGAATTATGAAGTTCAGAAGTTTGCATTTTTTTGGTCGAGATTTCTTTGTCTTGTTGTAGCTCTTTTACTTGCCGATATAGCATTTGGATCTGAGGATCTTTGCTTTCAGCAGCTGACATTTCTTTATCAGCTAAAACAGGATCAGACTTTACGTTTTTCCTCTCAAAATCTTTAAATCTTGCGGTTACTGCGCGGTTTAATTCGGCACGAAACGTTTCGATTGTTAGGTATTGAGGCGCTTCGTCTATTGGTTGGTCTACACTTGCGTTTACATTTGCGTTTGCATCAGTATCTGTCATTTTATCCTTAATTTAAGGGTTTTATTTATTCCTCTAACAAATCAATGACATTAGATTTATCGTCGGATGCTAGATCAGGATTAACTGGATCTAGTGCGGTCTTTTCGATTGATGCTTCCTCAATCTCTTTAAATACTTTCGCTTTAGTTTCTTCGGTCATGTCTTTTAACAACTGAGACACTATCTTTTTATCAAACTCTGCAATTAGTGTCGGTGATTTGATGCCTAATTTGCTTCTTATCTCTACCAATTCACTAAGATCGTCGGTCTGCAAATGCTCGAATCCACGAACATCAAATCGATAATCATCTTGTCGATATGCAGCTATTAAATTGAATAGTCTTTGGGCAGTTTCTCTTATCCATTTCCCATATTGGCGAACCGTTAACGTACCAGCGTCTTGATCAACCATCTTTGATGAGCCGCTTCGCCATGGCTGCTTAGAACTGTTTTCACCTAGAAATTGAAGGTTTACAGATCGGAATAACTCCAGAGCAGTGTCGTTTAACTCATGTTGCAAAGCTGTAAATGATTCCGACGGAGGTTTCATAAAATCAATGCTTGATTGCGAGTCTAATTGAATGCCAACTTCAGCAGATTTGAACGCTTCAGAAAGATCAACATTAGTCATAAAGACGGGCATTGAATGAGAGTGTGTTTGCGTTAACCATGCTCTTTTAAATCGAGCAATTAAATTTGCAACTTGTGGAGCGAATAACAAATCACCAATAAACCGGTCACCAAGATCTAGCATTACAACCGGCACAGTAAAAAACCCGTGCTCAATAGTTTCGATTAAATTTGGCTCACTATCATGTAATAATTCATTTTCAGATTCGAAGTGAAATGCTGTTAATGTCGTTTTAGTGTAAACCGATATCTTTTCGACGTTTTTGGTTTTATTACTAAATGGTGATACTCTGCGAACTGCTCTTTTAGAAAGAGTTATCCACTCTATTTCACCTGTTTCGTCGTACTCCCAATCAACTATTTCAGCTGATTTAAAAAGCTGTAAAACTGGTCGTCCAGCTCCAGAATCTTCCCACTCTTTGAGACTCTCAGGTAGTTTATCTAGTTCCGGAAAACTAACTACCAAAGCGCTAACTTTATTTAATAAACTTTCTTGAAAAGCTAGTTCCATTAGCTTCTCGAAATCTCTACCGGATCCATCACAATCGTTTTTGAAATCGTTATAAATCTCATCAGCTACTTTCGCTTCACGAGGAACGAAATTCATAGGATGCGAAAACAGATAACTCACGAAATAATTTACAGCATTTGCCAAATAATTAACATGCTGATCCGCCGCACATGAACGTTTGCGATGATAAGTTTTTTCAGAATCCGCAGGTGTTTTAGTGACAAATCTTGCTATACGGTTGTTAAGTAACTCGCCGCCCGAATACAGAGCATTACGATCCAAGATGCGTGTTAGCTCTCTGTTAAGCTTTCGTTTAGTTAGATCTTTATAAGTTATTTTTTCGATTGTGTTCCTTAGTTAGTACCAAAGGGGGAAGTCCTGGGATGTGAGTCCTCTAGCAAATCCTGTCCTTTGATTATCTAAAATCAATGTTTGAACTCCCCAAACTAGAGCATCCATTCTGTCGGGTGATAATCCTTTTGCCATCCTCGGAGTATCCACGAAATCTAGCATTTGTTGCTCTAATTTTGCGAAATATCCTCGATGATATACTTTATGCTGTTGATAACATACTGCTACCGGTTCTGCGCGAGCGCCTTTACCTTTCCTAGAGCTAGCACAAACCGTCTTTACATTTACGCTCGAATCGGTCTTTTGAAATGCTTCTTTTAACCAGTCGCCACCCGAATTTACCTCGATAACGATCTCATCAGCACCCCAATTTTTATAAGCCTGTATTGCCGTTAAAATCGTCTCGTTTCTCGAACCCTTCATCGAATAATCAGCTAAAATATGTGCCGTTGGTTCTTCAATTCCTGTTAACTCATTTCGCAATCTGCGCTTACCTACGACGATAATTCCTGATTCGCCGCTTAGATCAGTGTTCGAATTGTTAGGATCGATGGCTACTACTATTCGATCAAATTCGAGTTTTGCATTGCTGTGATAATCCGTCGCATTTATATCAACTGGAGCTAATCGTCGGAAATCTTCAGATCGAAATAATGAACCGTCAGAGTTATCAAATTCCCCTAAAACTTCCTCATTATATCGACTTGTACCCTCGAAATTTTTCCAGGTTACTAGCTGACTTTCGGTCAAATTTGCTAGGTTTTTATAGCTAACCGATGTAGCTGTTACCGTACCTTCTCCCGCTTCAATCTCACGAAGTAATGCTTTATTTAGCTTTGATGGTGATGTGGTAATTAGTATTCTTGACCGTCCAACTCGAACCGATGGTATGGTGTCGTAATAAGTATCGGAGGCGTTATTGTAAAAAGCTAACTCATCAAACCATATACCGGACCAATTGTAACCTCTAAGAGCTTCCGGATTACAAGAGCCAAAACCTAGTATTTTTGAACCGTTTTTAAGGTGTATATTGCACTCTCTCTTGCTGTTAGAACTAATGCATGCTGGATCCATTGCCAGTAAAGCACGCATTAAACCTGATTCGCGACCAAACATCATGGTGCCTCTTACGTTCAACATTACTTGTCCGACTACCGCATAATCTCCAGGAATCATTAGAGCTTCATTAGCAATCCAATTCGAAGCCGAGTATGTTTTTCCTGATCCTCGACCGCCTCTAAAGACCCAAACATAAAAATCTTCGGGAGGGATTTGCTCAGGTCTACTTATCCACTTCCAAGCTTTTTCAAGTTCTGTTTTATGCGCTTTAGGCATATCTTTTAAAGTTTGAACTTGCTTATCATAAGGGAGTTTTGCAAGCTGATAATAAAAATTCCAATTCTTACTAACACCTAACAATAGCTTTTGCGCCTGCTCATGATCACCTTGAGCCTCTAATTCCAAACAATAAGCGATGAAACCTTCACGATTCTGATAAAGCCTTGTTAAATCAAATTCTTTTTTTTTGGTCTCACTTATTGCTTCATTTATGACTTCACTTATGATTTCGATATCATATCCCTATTAGTGCTTTATGGTTTCATCAGATTTTCCATCAACCTTGAATAAATCTTTTGCGAAATCGTCTAGTGTTTCTTCAACTTTTTCTTCTAACCCAACTTCGGTTTCTGGCTTATTTAACACATTATAAATTGAATTAAAAACACCGATATATTTTGGTAAACATGAGTCAATGTCTTTTAACCTACTTGTTGCCGCTCTGTACTCACGAGAACCTACATCGTATTTCTTAAGATTTCTTTCGATATTTTGAGCTTCTTTTGCGTTAGCAGTCATTCGATCCGTTATGATCAACATAGTAGGTCCAAGACATTTTTGCAGACTTTCACTTGCTTCAACTCGGTCCAAACTCCTCTTGCGTTTTAGAGCCTCTTTTACTGCTGGCTTTCGTCTTAGCGCAACCATGCTAATTGAAACTCCAAAGCAGCTTAAGCATTGATTGCAAGCTTCCTTAACTCCCATACCCTCATGGATCCAATGGCTTACTTGTAATATTTCACCCTCGGTTAGCTTCTGATCAGGGTACTTTTTACTGTTAGCCCAATTCGAATTATGTGCGATTTGTGAGGATTGATAATCAGCTTTTAGTGACGATTGAAAATCAGCTGTTAAAGATGATTGAGAATCAGCCTCTTGTAAGGATTGAGAATCAGCCTCTTGGAGCTGATCGGGCGGGGTTGGATAGGTAGTCATATTGGAGGGGCTTAGGCGGCGAATGTGGGCTTGTGAGTGGGTAAGACTTGAGTGTTTGGAAGGGGGCGAAAAGTTCTAGAAAGGGTCTGAAGTCAGAAAGCGGAGCGCACCTATTTCAGTTCCAAATTATTGATCAAGAACCGTGCCAACCCTAATTCCGCTCTCATCATAACCGTTCCATTCCCACTCGATTCCACTCTCATTTCAATTCCTAACTTGATATTACAGTGACACTATCAATATCTGCTGCCACTGTATCTGATCCCGGATCCCTTTTTGACCATACATCTAACGGCTGATAATCATTCACCTTTTTTCAATCCAACAAACCCCGGGAGATTCGATATCGATTCGATGTAGATTCGATAAAGATTCGATACAGATTTACACTGATAAACGAAAATTGTAATCAGCCTTTAAAGAGGGAGTGAAGCGGTAGCGGAACGAGCGAGTTACAGTATAAGCGTATATTTGAAATCAACCTGTAAAAAAAAATTTGAGGTTACTATGCAATTTTTGCGTGCAGTGTGCGTGTAATGAGCTGAACAAATGTGCGGTTGAATGATGAAATACAGTGTGGTTGGAATTTGCTATATGCAAGGCGTTTATCATATAAAAGTTATTAATAACATTAAAGCATTTGATATCGTAAATCAATGCTTAGGTTAATGTAGTTAGATATGTTCGAAGGCTTATCTCAGATGGGTTCGAAGGCTTATCTCAGATGGGTAAGCTAATCTCAGCCGCTCGTTCCTCGCTTACAACGGCAACGCGCGTTCTATCTAGTGCTGGCTCTCTAGCTGGCTCTCTGATGCTCTCTAGGTGGCACGGCTTCTCTCAGCTGGCTATCTCTAGTGGCATGGGCTCTAGGGCTGGCTTCTCTAGCTGGCTTCTCTGATGCTGGCTGATGGTCGTCTGATACAAGAGGATTGTCTATAGCTGGTAAGGCTAGAACGTATGTTTGTTATACGTATCTCTCTGGTATTACGATTAAGACTAACAATGCTTTTTAGAGTTTTTATTTCTCTAAGCACTTCGGGGAAAAATTTATAGGACTGGCTTTTGGTCGTAACTTTTTGAAACTCTGATATCTATCTTGTTCTGAAACGTCTGATTTGCTTGCCTATACTCTATGCTGTTTATGTGGAAAATTTTGGGAGGTTTTGGCAATTATAATAAATTATCTTTTACTTTTTTATAAATCATATTGAGTTTATCTTGGGACAGATTTTCAACCATGCCGAATAGCATAGCCGTATTTAGTTCTAGGTTAGCGCCATTCAAAATGAACATGTTTTGCTGATCTTCAGGTAAATGAGCTGTTAATTCATTTGCTAGAATGGCTGCATGGTTAAACGAAAGTGCTGCTTCTTCCTCGGTATCGTATGAACCAAGGTAAATGTGTTTCGGTAAATTGATTGTTGCTCGCCAATTATTATCGCGTGTATAGTTAGAAACTCCTATAAACTTCGAAGTGGAGCCTTTAGTGCTCAACCGGTTTTGCATGTTTTGCCACCGATACTTGTTTTGCAAATTCGATTTGTTTTTGTCGTTTGGGTCGTATCGATTATCAAGCTTATCATGATTTCTGTGGTCCGTTTCTTTTCCGGAAGGAGGCTCTGCTATTAGTGTGTGCATTAGAAGAAATTTACTAGTTGCCGCTCTAGTAGTTGAGTTTATTATTGTAATGTTGGTCATAGCGTAGTTATAATTATTAACATACCAACAATATTTTTGACATATCTCCAAATGATGCTCTAGCAGTTTTATCTCGCATTTCTCGCCATCCCTCTTTGCAATATCTAGGACCCAATATTTGCCACATCCACTCTGCCGATAGTTTTTTCGCTGATTTTCTAATGCATTTTTGTGTTTTGATTCGCTTCTTTTACTCATAATCTATATCTCCTTTAATC